CTAACTGAGCAAAGGCTCTCCACCATACATATTTTAGGCAGCTGCTGGTGCAGTTTCCTGTGCTTCTACTGGTGTTTCTAGTGGATTTGCGCCCAATGAAGCAGTCAGTTTACCCAAAAACGCATCTTTACCAACTTGAAGCTGTGAAAGATTGAATTGGGTTGAAGCAATTTTACGGTCTAGGTCGACACAGTTTTCAAACAAATACTGCTGTTCTGGGGTCATGTCTTCGTAGACGTAGTTGTTACCGTTGATTGTGATAGGCGTTGTTTTTTTCTCGGCCATGTCATTCTCCTAAATGTGCCGTCAAAAAGGGCTGACGGCTTGCCCTAAATTATGCAGCGGGTGTTGGTGTTGCTTGTGTTGCCCAAGGCAATGGTGTGTTCTGTGGGCTAACTGGTGGGTTTACGATTGACGCAATTTGCCCATCAATATTGGCGTAATAGTTAGCCTGATTATCAGTAGCTTCATTAATCCAACCCAATACGATTTGCTCGGTGAGGTTAGCGTAAGGAATAAAGCCTGATTCTTTGGCTTCTTGAGCAAACTGAATGTTGCCGTCAATAGAGGCAGTATGAGTACCATCTGTGCCAGATACAGTAAATAACACATTAACCACATAATCAGGGTCGGGTGTGTTTACTGTGAACATCGAGTTAATGGTAGTTGTGTATGTTGTTGCCATTTTTATGCTCCTAATTTAGCTTTGAGTGCGGTTACTTCTGCAGATAGTTCTTTTACTGCGTTTACAAGATACCAAACCAATGGGTCAGCATCTACAGTATAAATACCAGTTGATTCTTGTTTTACACATTCAGGCAATACTGCTTGTAATTCTTGTGCAATAGCACCAAGTTGAACGCCTGATTTTAAAATTGCTTGATTTGAATCAACTTCAGTAATTTCTTCAGGCAATCTGTATTCAAAATTGCGAACTTGAATTGCCGTAATTTTATTTAAACCATCGTTATTATCAACAATATTCTTTTTGAGTCGTTGGTCAGAAGTAGTAGACCAAGTAGATGAGTTGTTGCCTTGGTACATACCGCCGCTACCAGCAATATTAATAAAGCCAGTATTTGTTCCTTTTCCAGTACCGCTTGTTGTAGTAGTAATGTAAAGTTCTTGCTGCGCTCCGCTAGATGATGCGTTAGCATTGTAACCAATATAAATATTGTTTATACCAGTCGTTAAGCTGCTTCCAGTACTTGTTCCAATGCAAGTATTAGCTGTGCCAGTTGTAATGTTATACCCAGCTTGATAACCTACTGCGGTGTTGTTAGATGCGGTGGTGTTTGCTTGGAGTGATTGATAACCTAAAGAAGTATTATTACTTCCTGTAGTGTTATTTACTAATGAAGAACGACCTAATGCAGAATTATAGCCACCTGTAGTATTTGAATATAAAGCTTGTGAACCAACAGCTGTATTTTCTGCACCGCTTGTATTAGCAGCAAGTGAAGCAAAACCAATAGAAACAGCATTGCTTGCAGTATTTACAGCATTTAAAGCATTAGAACCAACAGCAGTGTTTCTAATTCCAGTTGTTCCATTTTGACCAGCAACAATGCCGATATAGGTATTATCTGTACCTGTGGTATTAGCATAACCAGCCTGAAAACCGAAAAAAGCACTTCCACCAGTTGTATTACTATACCCAGCCTGATAACCTACTGCTGTATTGTTAGAAGCGGTGGTGTTGGCTTGAAGTGCGCCATTACCCACGGCTATGTTATAAGAACCTGTGGTATTAAATCTTAATGCTGATTGACTAGACCCATCCAAACCACCAATTCCTACGTTATAGTTACCTGTGGTATTTGCGTATAAAGCTGCATAACCTAACGCAGTGTTTTGTGCTCCGCCAGTGTTGCTATATAAAGTTTGACCACCGACTCCTACGTTATTAAACCCAGTGGTATTTGTAATTAAAGATGTATAACCTACTGCGGTGTTGTTAGATGCGGTGGTGTTGGATTGTAAAGCAGCTGCTCCAACGCCTACGTTATAGCTGCCTGTTGTTAAGTTTGATAATGCTTGGAATCCTGTGGCTGTATTTGCTGAACCTGTTGTATATACAGATAAAGTTTGTGAACCAATAGCAATGTTTTGTGAGCCAGTAGCGCCTGAAGAAACACCCAATCCAGCTAAATAACCCATACTGGTGTTATCGCTTCCAGTTGTGTTGTAAGCACCCGCACCACGACCAACAGAGGTATTATTATTACCCGTTGTTACAGATAATTGTGAAGTATGACCTACAGCAGTATTGGATGTTCCAGTTGTATTTGCAAGTAACGTCTGATAACCAATACCAACAAGTGCAGTACCTGTTGTATTACTATACCCAGCTTGATAACCTACTGCGGTATTACTAGAGGCTGTGGTGTTTTGTGCTAATGCGCTTGTTCCTACTGCAACATTTGAGCCGCCAGTAGTGGTAGATTGACCAGCACCATAAACACCTGAACCGCCAGAACCTAAGAAAGTGTTGTTAGAACCACTTGTTAATGAATTGCCAGCAGCTTGACCAAAAGCAGCATTATAAGAACCAGTAGTGCCACCACTACCATTAAACACAAAAACACCGACTCCTGTGTTGTATGAACCAGTTAAATAATAACCAGATTGGTAACCAAGCAATGTAATGTTTGTACCTGTAGTATTACTATACCCAGCTTGATAACCTACTGCTGTGTTGTTATTGGCTGTGGTGTTGCTATTTAAAGCAAAAGAACCAATAGCAGTATTTGAGCCGCCAGTGGTGTTTGAGTTAAGTGCATTAAAACCAAATGCTGCTTGATATTCTCCTGTTGTGGTTGAACCAGCAGCGTTCCAACCAACCGCTACGCTTCTTGTTGCAGTTGAATTTGAACCTAAAGCATTTTGACCAACAGCAACTAAATATGAACCAGTTGAATTGGAACCAAGAGCCAGATAACCAATTGCTGTATTATTTAAACCCGATGTATTTCCGTTTAGTGCTTGTAAACCAAATGCAGTATTACTAGAAACAGCACCTGCACCCTTACCAACAGTAAGACCTGATATAGAAGCGTCATTAGCTAAAGTTAAGCTAGTGCCGTTAAAGGTCATATTGGCGGAGTCTACTAAAAGACCACCTGTGCCGTTGTAATTAACACGACCAGAAGTCAGACCTGAATCTGTTAACGAAGATACTGTTAAAGGACCTACAGAAGAAGGCGTAATGTTGCCGCTTCCATCCAAATAAACCGCTTTTTCAGAAGGCTGGGTTACAAATACGTCTTTAGTGCCAGCAGTAAAGTTAACTAATGCACCAGAGTTTGAGGAAGATAAAACAGTTGTACGAGCAAGAGTAGGGCCGCTGGTTGAGTATGTACCAATACCTACTTCCCAGTTGGCACCGCCTTGGTCTGCAATGGTGTAATAGGTAGTGTTACCATTCCCAATAACTGAAAATGACTGATATCCAGTTACCGCACCTAATAGCGTAGCAGAACCTGTACCAGTTACGGATGTAGTTTCCCGAACTCTATCATTAATGACTAATGCCATAAACTGCTCCTAAATCTGTTAAAAAATTAGCTAGTTGCAGTTGTACTATATGTAACAGAAACTGTATCACCCGCAGTAGTTGTTTTTGCAACAGAGAAATTACCTTCAGAATATAAAGTACCACCAGTATTGCTTTGTGTGCTAGAAGCACCGCTACCCAATACCAAAAAACAACCGTAAACAGTACCACCAGCACCAGTAATTGTGTAAGTAATTGCAGTAGCTGTAGAAGAGGTTACGTTAGAAGGTGTAGAGCCAGTTGAAGTAGAAGAAGCAAATACTGCAGTACCACGGACAGCGGAACCGCCAACTGTATAGGCAGTAAACTCTTTGCTAGGTACGATTGTGCTCATTACGTCTGTTGCAGCTGGAGTCAAACTGGCGTTTGTTAGACCTAAATATGGGCCAGTAACTGTGTATGCAGAGCCTTTTAGCAGGGTGTCAAGCATTAACTGCTTACCGGCAGCAACTACCAGATTTGGGAACTCTTCAGTCCACTTTAAATTACCTTGTGCATCGTGGCACTCAACGTACCAATGACCTTCAACACCAAGGGTCTCGTTTTTAATAGCGTTAGCTTGCATACTAATTTCTGCGTTATCGCCACAGCTTGCTAATTCTTTTTGCATAATTGCTCCTAACTAATTCTAATAATGGCGTTTGTCGCCGTGGGGGTTGGGAATGTTACAGTAAAAGTTCCTGCTGATGTGTTCGTTTTATCCGAACCAAAATCCAAAACCGCTACCGCTGCATTAGTTGTACCATTATATATTAAGGCACACCTAGCAGTAAAGCTAGCTCCTGTCCAAACTACGGGGGCAAAAGATATATAAGCGGTGTTTGAATTGGTGTCGCCTACGGGCACTTGTGTAATGGTTAGGGGTTTTCCCCCAGCAGTGTAACCTGCACCAGATACTTCGTTGGTTGTTGTGTATGCTGTTGTGGCGTCATTAAGTATCGCGTTGCCTGTATAAATGGCTAGTTTGTAAGTGTAGGGAGTTCCAATGGCAAAATTCTCCAACCCTGACAAAAGATTTACCTTAAAAACCGTAGTCTGCCCCTGAACAATATTAGACATTAGGAGCCTCTACCGCCAACATTCATTTTAAGCTGTCCATCACGATAGAAGTCGCCACGCTCCATACCATCTGAGAGGCGTTTAAGTTGTGCCATGGATTCTTGGTACTTGTCTTCATAGTACTTAACCATGTCAGCCTCGCCCTTCATGAAAATCATAGCTTCGCGCATAGCACCATAGAACAAAACCGGGTCGTAGTTATCGCCCAGCCAGCTAGTTCCGCTTGCATTTGAAATGGCTGTTACTGTGATAGCAAAGCCGCTACCAGTACTACCAAGGGAAGAACAAGAAAGAACATCGCCCACGACATAAAAATTGCCGCCAAACTTAACGCTACAGGATGTAACTGAGCCTCCAACGATAACGATATCAGCAGTTGCATTAACACCTGAGCCTCCAGTTAAAGGAACGTTTTGGTATACACCATTAGTATATAGCGTACCGTAGTTTGTTACTGCTGTGCCACTAATTTGACCTTGAACAATAGTTGGTGGGTAGTAGAAATAGTGCATTTCCACTTGGTAGTTTTGGTCTGGGGTAGGCCCAATTATCAGAGTCATCTCGTTTACGTTACTGTACTGAGACCCAAACAAGGAATAGTATTTTGGCAAGCCGGTAGCTGTAGCTGTTGGGTACGCTTCACGAATAAAGTTGACGTCTTTGTTTAACAAATAATTGTAGTTACCTGAAGAGTCAATAACAGCAATAGAATAATTAGCCAGCCAATCTAAGGGTAAAGATACGTATTGATTGTTAGATGTTATAACACCAATAACATTTTTACGTAATGAAGGTAAGTTAACGCTGTTGTATATACGGTCTTCAGCCTGCTGAATAAAAACAGGGATACTAGCTACGAATAGCTGTTCAGTATTTTCAGCGTAGGCTTGTATATTGTTATACAGCGTTTCGTAATTCATTAGGCTAACGGACCTCTAGAAGTAAAGCCTTTAGTAGCAGCACCTTTACCACGTTGCGCTACGCCATCAGTTTTAGTTTTAGCGTAGTTACCCTTAGTAGTTGTACCTGCACCGATGTTGGCGTTATTCATAAACTCTGCGCCGGATTCTACTGACTCTGCTGGCAGTTCGTTTCCGACAGTTTTACCACTCATTGTGTGTGGCTTAGCGTATGTGCTTGCTGGTTTGTTATTAATAGCCATGATTATTTTCCGTTAGCAGATACTTTAGCCAAGCCACGTCCGACAGCTTCCATTTTATTTTGGTCGATGCCGCCAGCAGTACCTTTGCTAGCTTTTTTACCCATTTCAATGCCGACGCTTGCGCCGTCATCACCTAAATTTTTACCTTTGGTTTTACCTTTGCTTGTAATTCCGTCGGCTGCGCTTCTATATCCCATGTTCTACTCCTAGTTAATTGTTACTGTTCCAACTTGCCCTTGACCCACTAAATAGTTAGGCGTTTCCTGATAATCGTATCCCTGTCCTACAGGATTCCAACCCCACTGTGTATCGCGACTACCACCACCTTGATAGTTATAAGCCGTCAAACCTGATGCCACATAACTATTATCCCGTCTTGGCTCCCTAACCGCTTGTGGGTCATTGACTGGATACATACCTAATTGTAACTGTGGATGGTCAGGATCCCAACAGTTTTTGCAAACTTT